CCCTCTAAAAATGCCAGGTTGTTTGAGTCGTTATCCATCGTAGTGTTGTGTATGTGAAAGCGTAGCTCTAAATCTTGGAGCAACTCTTCACCAGTACCCTGGGTAAAAACTTGTAAATATTTTTGTTTTAATTTTTTTATTTCATCCATTAAGACTTAACCGCTTTTACCATCGGAGCAGTCTTGTTGGCAATCTCAGCTTCTTGCATTTGTTGCATTGCTTCCGCTTGAGCTTGTTGTGCTGCTGCTCGTTGTTGTCTTAGTTGTCCTACTTCCTGGTCACTTCTCAAAATCTTCGCTGGCACACCTAATACTTCAGTGATGTGTCGAACAAACTTGTCAGGATCAATGTAATCAAACACTGGTGCTAACTGTGAGAGTGGAGAAAGTATTTCCAATGCACGAACCGCAGCTGTGATATCACCACCTCGTTGTGACCGTGCAAGCGGAGAGGTGTACTCAATATCAATGTCTTTGCCTTGTAAACTTTCTGGTGGTACTGGGAACATATTCATACGCAGCATAATATTAAAACATCTATCTATGAGTGGTTTTAACATTTCACTTTGTAGTCTACCCAATACTGGAGCCAACATTCTCATCTTCTCTTCGTTACGCTGCAAGACTTCTGTTGCAGTCATGTTGACTCTTTGAGCTAATAGTAACTGATCTACATAAAATGCTTTTCTTATCGCATCTCTTCTTTGATCTTCATATTGAACACCCAGTCCAATATTTGGATTTGTATTTAATGGTTCAATACGATCTCTGGAACCTGAACGATAGAAATTAAGACCACCAGGTACAGTTCGTATTGGTAGCATGAAACCATCATCAGGTACTAATAAAGGAGGATCTATAGTTTTCTGTGCTGCTTTGATAATGGTTTCTGACATCTTGTTAATCATCTTGATGTCTGCTAGTGCTACCATCGCTGGCGATCTTCCGTATGTTTCTACAGAAGATTTTAAAAATCTAGGTACCACATAGGGGAATTCATCATATCCACCTTCACCTAACAGCTCTGTTGTTTCAGGATCACAATATATGGATGCAAATGGTTTGTTGATTGCATCTATTTTTCTTGGATCAAATTCATCCCTGGGTAATACTATGTGTAGTAATTCAATCTCATCGTATGGGTTTTTATCTTTTAGCTTTGTTATTTTGCTGGATACTTCACCAAACATTTGAAACGCAGCTCTAGCTGACATTTTAAATTTTCTGTAAACAGTATCCACACGACCAAATTCATTTTCTTGTATGTAGATTTCAGAGATGTGCCTGGTTGAAAATCTTAGACCTGACACCTCATCTTTCTCAATCATCATGCTGCCAGTACCAAAAGTTATTAGATCAGCATACAGTTCGTGAACTTCTTGTTGAAAATTAGATCTATTTAAAATTATATACATCTGGTGGGTGGCTTCTTCCAACCACTCCATCGCAGCATCATCTCTATTAAACTCAGAGTCCTTGTACTTCATCATAAACCAGGGCGAAGCTGCATTAGTCAACATGCCGTGAAGTGATGATGCTAAAAGTTCTGCTGCATTGATTGCAGTAGAGTCAAATATCTTTTCAGTTCTTTTATCACCCCTGGCACGCTTTGTTGTGACATCCGCTCTTCTGGGTAAAACATAATCAGCAATTTCTTGCCAGTGACTCTCCCAGGTTCCTCTAGTTGTTTTAAGTTGTGAAAATCTTCTTATAAGTTCTTTTATATCCATTTAATCGCCTAACTTGGGGTTTGCTCCACCTAATCTAATTCTTTGTAAGTCTGCAAAATCTTGAACACCCTGGTCATAGATCTGACTGATTGTTCTTTTTTTTGTTTTATTTTTACCAGTAAGTATTGAGGATGCAGCACTACCTACGATACCGCCTTTTTCTATAAGTGTTGGTATTATACCTTTTGTTTTTTTTGGATTTGGTAAAAATTTAGTAAAGTTTGTAGGAGTGTCATCTCCTGGTCTGTTACTAAGTTTTACATTTCTTAATGCAGAGTCATCTGCTTTACCACCAAACAAAGCTCTTCCAGCATCTCCTATAACTTCTCCAGCTGTCGGTTTTGATGATATTATTCTACCAGTGTAGTCCGCTGCTGTTACTCCAGTGCGAAAAACTGGCTTGCCATCTTTTTGTGTCAATCCTTCTACAGTTGGTGAACCTTCTACAAATTGTACTCCACGACCACGATTAGCAGCATCTTGCAATTCTTTTTCTCTTTTCTTAGATATCTCTCCACCAGTCATAATGTTATTCATTAACTGTGAAGTTACAGCTGCTCTGTTAGCATCTCTTTTTTGTTTTGATGCTGTTTGATCTCCCATTAGTACATACCGCCTAATAGGGTGGGTGTGCCTAGCTGTGCTGGATCTGTAACACCAGCAACAGAAGTCAATATAGTTCCACCTCTACCTTTGCCTTTGTCTGATGAACCACCACCCATATCTCCAGGTTGTGTGGTTTCAGCAACTTTCTTTTTTAATTTTTGCATTGGTAATTGTGTCATTGGTGGTGGTGTAGATTTACTTTTTAAAAATCCCATATTATCCTCCTAACAAACTTGGTTGATTTAATTCTGCTTCAGTCGTGTCACCTAACATAGAAGTTAAGATTGTAGCCTGGCGACCTTTTTTCTTTCGCAGTCTTTCTCTTTCTTCTTCAGATGCCTCTATATTCTCAACATCATCTACCATCGGAGCCTCTGGTACTGGCTGTGGATCAGGTGGTGGTGGTGGCATAACAACTTTTGGTTTTAGAAATCCCATTAATTTACTCCAAATACTTGATATTCATTTTGTGCCATTTGTTGTGGCGGTTTCTTTCCAGCAACATTCTCTGTTAAAGAAACTGCTGCTACTCTTACTGCATCACAAAAGTGTGAACTCCAATCGTGTTGTGGCTTCGAAAAAAATTTATTATTCACAGACCACTTACGATGATAATGACGAAGTGCATCGACAAGTGTTTCGCACTTCTGTTGGTCAAAGTAACTTCTTTGCAGCATCATGGAAGTAATGTGTATTCCTTCTTCGACTGCAAGCTTCGGTGCTACTTGAAACCGTATACCTAATTGGTAGGCTACTTCTCTTCTGGATAAACCATTAGAGAAATCTCTAACTTCAATATCATGTGGTGCAAAATGCCTACCGTAGACATAATCTCTATTTTTTATTTCTTTAGCAAACCAGGGTAAACCCTCACCAGATTTAGCCAGGCTATCTATAAAATATATCTGTCTTCCTATCTCTTGAAAAAAAACAACTATACCTTCATCTGCAATACCCAAATCCCAAGCTGTGTGAACTGGGTATCCCACATCGTAGTTAATAGATGTGATCCGATTTTCTCCATCGAGTTTATCAATAATTTTTCCATATATACTTCCGTTAATAGCAGCAGAGAAGTCACACTCTAATTCTTGACGGTACTCTTCATCCGTCATGTTTTGTTTCAGCTGCTCAATCTCAAACTTATCAATCAGATTAGTTTCACTTGCTTTATAAATTTTACAAAACCAGGAAGCATCTGATTTAGCTTTCTTGTACAATTCATACAAATAGTTTCTGGTTGATCTCGGAGTTCCGATCATCAAACATTTCCCTTTACGGTCTGCAAGAGCTGGCAAAATAACCGTAGGAAAAACATCCTCTGATATAAGCTGCACTTCATCCATGACAACAAAGTCATAGTAGTTTCCACGCAGTGCATCAGGGTTGGCATCAACACCATACAAAGTTAACCTGGCACCGTTGGGGAAATCACATCGCAGTTCGGTTTCGTTGTATTTGATGCCAGGTATTTTTTTTGTAAACTGTTTTACATAATCCCAGGCAATAGATTTAGTTTGTTTAAACTGAGGTGATATATACGCCATGCGGACATTTGGCAGCGTATGTGTAAACGCAAACCTAATCAAATGATTGATGGCACATAAACTTTTACCTAGTCTTCTGTGTGCAATAATAACGGTGTATCTGTACTGGTCTAATACATCGTGTATCTCACGCTGTGGTTGACGAGGTGTGTACGGTATCGTGATGCTTTGTTGTTTCATACTTCATTTCCCCAGGCATCCCAATTTGGTCTATATGTTCTTGCAAACATTTCTAGTTTTGGACTAGGACTCATTTCATCTACTAAATCAAAAAATTTTTGTGGTTTTGTAGAGTGTGGTTTTATACTTGGATTTTCAAACCAATTTAATTTTGCCATACTTTTAAATTTTTGCATTGGTTTTTGATAAAAACCTAACAAACAAAATTCAGTAGCAAATTTATAACCAAAACAAGGCATCATGCCATTTGGTTTAATCCACACTAAAGTTAAATGATAATTAACTCCCCAACTTTTTAAAACATCAAAAGTTTCAGGTAACATTTTATTAGTAGTCCAAGTGTAAACATGACAACCTAGTTCTGCTATATCTCTTAAAGGAAGATTTTTTATTTCTTCCAAACTCATTGTTAAATAATCAAGTTTTGTTTTTCTGTTAGGTCTAATATTTACTTTACCAGTTAAATTTATATTCCAAGGTGGATCAAGAACAATAGTGTTATATTTTTTGTTTGGTAAAGAAGTCATTGGCTGTTCGTGTGGCTGTTGATGTTGGGTTATATATATACTACGCAATAGCCAGGCGTTTTTGGGGGGTGGGGGGTCGCTAGTCTCTAAAAATACAAGTAACTACGCAGCGATAAATATTTTTTTTTACCTGGCAGC